GCGTACCTGCCCTGTTTTATACTGTGGTGCTCGTCCTTGTAAATCTATCAGTTTGGTAGGCGCAATCAGCGTTTCATCATTGATAATGAACTCGCAGCCAATTTCTCGACGAAATCGATCTTCGCCTAGCTGCGCACGCATGCTTTCGCCCCAGGCTTCGTCACGATCTGGATGTTCTTGCCAGTAGCTGCGATATGCTCGGAAGCCGTTTTGTCCCAGTTCTGTGGGACTGCCGTATTCGTCCACACACTTGTTGGCCAGCTTCCAAATCAGCGCAAACTGATCTTCGTCAGAGTTGGGAGTGGATGTGATAATGGCTTTACCACCAGTGGCCAAGGTGGGCGAAATTGAAGTCCAAAATTCAGTGGCAATGGTAGGTCGCACAAACGCAAACTCGTCAGCATACAGCAATGAAATACTCATGCCTCGACCAGTGGTTTCGGTGGTAGTGGCTGACACAATACGACTGCCGTTTTCAAAATCTATTGAGCCTTTGTTGTAACTGGTCACGCCAGCTCTGATATGGTCTGGGCACAATTCGTAGGCAAATCGTATGCGTTGCATGATTTCCTGGGCGCCTGAATACTTGTGTGCTGCTATAAGAATGGTTGAGTCTGGCACAAACATAGCGTACCATAAGATGTAGCCCGCAGCTGATGTTGACTTGCCTGTTTGTCTGGGCATCATGGAGATTGAAAACCGATTGTTATGGTAGGTTTCAATCAGGCGTTTTTGATAGTCATAAGGATGATACAGCATCTTGCCTTGTGTGGGATGCTGAATATAGAAAAAATTGTCCATGAAGTAGTATGGACCAGTGTCAGGATCAGCACAGTTCAAAAACTGCGTGAGTTCTTCTTCAGAATACTGCTGCTTGCGATAGGGAGCTTTTACTAATACACTTTCCAGAGGTTTGGACATAATGTATTAGTTATCTACTGCGTCAATTACACCAGCTGGTTTTGGCTTCTCCAAAATATTCTCTAGCAAAGCCATTGGCAATCAAGCCTTGACGCAGACTGCGGCCATCTAGAATAATATCTCCCAGCACACGACCGCCAAACTTGTCCCAGGCATACAGTGTGACCTGTCTTTGCCTACTGTTGGCAATTGCAGCTTTGGTAAATTCAGTAGCAGCTAGACCACGAGCATTTTCCTGAGGACACTGCGCTCGGTGTCCTTTTTCAGGTGTGTCAACACCAAAGATTCTGACAGCGAGTTCGGGCTTGAGCGGCGCAGGCAAGAATGGTGCAGAGATCACTACAGTGTCGCCGTCGTTGATACGCACAATTTGTGCGTCATAGGTCACGCCTTGTGGTGTTTTTTGTGCCATAACCAAGCATGGAATCAGTAGTAGAGAGAGTAGTATTTTTTTCATAATTTTAGTTAGTTAGTTCTTCCCAGCCCAGTTTCCAAAGCAGGTCAGCATTGGCGCTGGTGTAGGCTACAGCTAGAGTCAAAGTGCTGGGTGTTCCTGCCGCTGTTCTCCATAGTTGCAGACGACGCTTGATGTCTTCGCTGATCTCCACTTCATCGCGACTACTGGACAGACCAGCATAGACCACAGTGCCGTCGGTGATAACATTGCTGTGTATAGCGGTTTGAACAACTGATCCTGCTACATTACTAAAACTGGCAGTGAAGGTAGCATTTTCAATCAGTTGGAACTGTCCATATCTTACATCCAGCGATAAAATATCCAATTGAGACGGCAAGACCACTGCGTCAGGATAGGCTGGATTCAGTCGGATACTGCATAAGGCTGTGACAGTGTTGGCTGAACTTATTCGTGTTGCCGTAGTGTTGTTGGTCACATAGCCAAGTTTGGTGGAGGGTGCGAATCCGCCTTCACTTATCACAGTGCTACAAATTTGTTTCATGGTGCTGGCACCCGAGGTGGCACCGGTGTTGGTTATTTCATAGCGTGGATTTAGTGTGGCAGTGGTCATGTACACTGTGGTGTTGCCGGGCTGATTGGCATGTTGGAATGTATGGCACACAATGAATTGGCCGTTGATCACAAATCCTGTTCGTACATTGCCCACGCCCAACCACTCAACATCACACCAAAAAATCTGTGTCAATGTAGGATCAAGTGTGATTCCAGATGCTCCAGCACCGTTGAGTGGATCTCCGTTCCAGGAAGCCTGTGGAATTCTTTCTTCAACTATGCCGCCAGTGACACTACTACGAATCACAAGATTCAACGTGGTGCCTGCTGCTTCAAAGTAGATGCCGTTGTCAGCTGTAAAGTAGCCCACACGCTGGCGACAGTTGGCCTTGAGTGTGGCCATGGCAAAGGTGTTCATGATTAGCAGACTCTTGCCAGGCTGATAGGCCTGCACTGTTTTGCTTTGTCTGATCACACTGCTTCCACTGGTTGCGGATACATTTAGATTGAATGAACTTTCATTGGCCACATACACCACATTGCCGCCTGTGGCTGTGATGTTTGAAAACTGATCACCGTCTATGTAACGATTTTGGCTGTCAAACAGGGTAAAGGGATTGCTAACACGCAGTCGACCAAACGCATCTATATTCGTGCCTGTTATAGTTGTAGCAATATTGCCACCAGTAATTGTGGCATTTACGTTGCCGTCCACAGTGATACTTCCGCCACCATCGACCACTGTGACATTGCCTGTAATTCCTGCTAGGTTGCCAGTGAGACCCACGTTACCTGATGTGATGGCCACGTTGACATTGCCAACTACGCCTACATTGCCTGTTATAGGATTAACTGTGACATTGCCTGTAATTCCTGCTAGGTTGCCAGTAATGCCCACGTTACCTGATGTGATGGCCACGTTGGTATTGCCTGTAACAACCCAAGGTATAGTTCCTTGGAACACTGTGACATTGCCCGATACTGGCATGGTGTTGCCCGAGATGTCAATGTTTCCTAAGGCTTGAACTTCAACTTCTGTTACATTGACATTGCCAACGTTGCCAATGGTCAATTGAGCATCGGTACGAACAAATACTTGGCCTGTGGCTTCGTTGAGTTCAAGAGCCTGTGTGATATTGCGAAGATACCACGGTGCTACTTCTGTTGGTTGTGGAATGGCCATTACCGTGGGTATCCTTTGAATGGTTTTATGGGACTAATTTTGCTGACACTGGGCGGATCGCGACTGGGATTGGTACTGACAGGGCGTTTGCCGCCAGGCGTATCAGTCATGGCCAAGGCTCGATCAATCACAGGATCCACTGTGTCGTTAAAACCAGCAACCACAGCGTACATGCCCAGAGCACTTTCTGAGGCCCAGGGCGGCAAATCTTGATCTTGACCAGCTAGGTCAACTCGAGCTCGAGCCATGGCCACGCTCAATCTGTAAGCACGATAAGCATCATTGTTGCGTAGCCCTGGCAGCATGAACGTGTCATGCATGGGGTAGCTGGCTTCATCGGGCAAATGAGCACGATTTTCAACCACAAATTCTCGTGCTCTCATCGTGGGTATCCGCCAAAAGCTTTGACTGGACTGATTTTGTTGGTGCTGGGAATTTCCTGCGATCTAAGATCATTGTGATTGAGATCTCTGTGCCAGGATCCGGTGGCTTGATAAGCTTTTTTCAACATATTGGCCTCAGCCGCAGTGTAAGGCACAGCAATGTTGTGTCGTCCTGCCCAGCTTTCTTGGTCAATGTTGGGAACAAAAGTTCCGTCTGTGGCAGCAGCAGCTCTCATCACCCGTTCAAGTTCATAGAACCTGTCAGCAAATGATTCGTCGCGAAATTTGTGTAGACCCACTGTGGCAAACTGTTTGGTTTTGCTAAGGCGTCCCACTTTGGCCTCTATAACAAATTCGCGAGCTCGCATTGCGTTAGCCTGCTATGACGCCAAACTGCGCTGAACTCTTGGTTCCCAGTTCTTGAGCTGTGAAGTTTGCCCCAATGATGTCCAAATGATTTCCAGCTCCCACGTAGATTTCTTTGCGTTGATTTGGGGGTACTTGAGGAGCAGCACTGTAGATGTTGCCCACTGGCGTAGCTGACCCCAGCGCGGTGGCATACACATTGTATGTAACACCAGTGCTGCCAGTTGTAATCTCGCAGCGGTCCGTGTACCAATAAGCATTGGCCACTGTAGAATACACATTTGCTTGACTCATCGATCTCGTCCTTTGTATAGCTCTTGAGTATTTACCGGTTTGAGCATGGCCATGGTCTGGCCCATGACGCCAGGTATTTCAACAGGCTGATTTTTCACAGTGGCCACGGGCACAGGCTGTGGTGTTTGTTTGGCCAGGTCTGCCATGACTTGTTGATAGGGTTTGTATTCCATGTTACCACTTTCTACACGACCAATAACGTGCTTTGGTTCTGGGTCCTGGATTGTCGCAATTGTGACGAGCTCGGAAACTGCGTCTGCGAGCAGGATCGCTTTTTTTAATTTTCATGGTCTTTTGCCCAGCTCGTCGAGCAGAAGTACCGCCGTGTCCAAAATTTACTTTTTTAACATTGCCTGACTTGGGATCTCGGACATAGACTTTGAATTTTTTCACATCACCGCGCATGGGTTTGCCCAGGGGCACATTGCGACCTTGATATTCGGCTTCGTACAATTTATCGTGTGCCAATTGATTGACCAGGTCGCCGTTTTCCTGGGTAAAAGCATCCAATTCCTGATCAGTGAGTTCAGTGCCATCTGTGTATCTAGCCGAACTTACATAAGCATCAGTATAATCAGGATGATCCCAAGTGTGTACTCCGTCCAGCTCGATGCTGCGCGGATCCACCATACGGCCATTGAATTCAATGCCGCGGCCTTCTTCCATCATGCTTTGCCAATGTTGCTTGGGGCCAATGCCACCACCATGCTCATCAACATCAGTGTCTTCCAACAACACATCAGACAGTGTGGCCCACTGCTCTAACACAGTGACAATTTCAGGTGTGGCATCAACCAGCACTGAATCTTCTGTGGCTTCCATGATCCAAGTTTCAATCAATGTTCCATCATCTAATTCAATGCCAATGTTGTCACCAGCAGCAGGAGATTCATGCCACTGCTCACTTTCAACAAGGTAATCTTTTAGAGTTTTCATTTTTTGCTCTTGAAATAGGCCAGTTCACGCATGAGATTGTTTTCCATTGAATTTTCTCTCACAGTAGGTAGTGCTTTGACTTTGGGATCAGTGTGTAGGTCCAGTGATTTTTTCAACGGAGGCATTGGACGTTGCGGATTGCCTGTGGCGCCCATTTGATATTCGGGTTGAGTGCCCACATAGTTAGGTGTATCTTGCGCACCTTTGAATATTCTACGTAATGAAGCTGTTTGATCTGCGTCATAAGCCTTGCCAGCTACACCAGGGGGTACAGTCATGGGCACAGCACTACGGTCCGCTTTGCCTGTGGCGCCCATGCTCATCTCAGGCTCTGGTTCGTATGTTCTGGTTCTAGGCATGGGTTTACCAGCACCCATGCTGAATTCAGGAGGGTTAGCTTCGTTCACTGGTTCGCTGATTGGCGTAGGCATTGGCACGCCCTTTTCGCCTTTCTTTGGCGGATCAGCTGTCCATACACCACCTTTGATAGTGCCCATGGTTTGCCCGCCAGCAGGTGCTGGTCTAGGAGCAGGAGCAGGCTTGGCTGGTTGACCGGTTGTGGTTGATCCTGATTTTGGTGCTGGCGTAACAATGAGATTTTCGTCCATGTCTTTTTCTTTGTTCACAACTTTGACATCAGACGGTTTTAAGGGCTTGCCACTCATTGAAACACTGAGTCGTTTACCAGCTGGAGCAGTGGCTGAAAAACCTGTTGGTTCTTTTTTAACCACTGAGTCTGCGCTGCCTTCTTCAATGTCTTGTTCTTTCATGGTGTGACGATATGGTTCCAGTTCAGATTTTGGAATGCCAGCCATTTCCATCATTCGAGCCAGAGCATTGTCTTCGTACATCAGAGGACTCTGCGCAGGCTGTACACCTGTTACAGGCACAGTGGTTTGGCCAGTGACTTTGGGTTTGTTCAATCCACCCGAATACTGTAGCGCATCATCGCTGCCTTCTTGAGCAGTGGGCCAGTCGGGCTGGTTTTCTGTGGCAGTGGTGTCTCCGTAGGCTTCGTCCATTTGTTGATCGCAGCCGCAGCTGGCCGCACCGCAGCTGGGGCAGCCGCTGTCTTGGGGGCCAATGCCAGCCATCATCAACAGGGCTGCCAATTTTTCAGCATCTTCGTCGGTGGCAGTAACTGTGAGTGATTTTGTTGGACCACCATGATGATCCATGTTCATGGATGCGTTGATGCTCATAGACTCAGCTATGAGGTTTTCAACTTCGCGATTCACACTGTCATAGATACCTTTGCCAAATGACATAGATTTTTTTCCTTTGGGTTCAGCTGTGCTGGCGGCTATTGAACCAGACGTAGTGGTTTCTTCTACTGATTCTTCTTTCTTTTTGCCCATCTTTACGCCTTTGGCTATGTTGGTAGCCACGGCGTGTGCCACACCTTCGCCTTCATCTTTGCCGTAGCGCTTTTTTAAACTTGCCATCTGTGGCTTCATGTGTTTTTTAAACACACGTTCTTTTTCCTGGCGCTCTGAACCAGTGAGTTCACGTTCGTTCATTTGATCGTCGTGTTGTGCCAACATGTAGTCGCGGGCTGTGTCTACATAGTCCATGGCCTTGGTGATTTTGCTCTGTACCCATTCTGGCAAGTTTTCTTCGTCGCTGAGAATGCTTTTGAGTTCTTGTGCTGCTTGCTCAATGGTATGAAGCTGTTCTTTGGCCATGTCACCTTCACGGTCATATTCGCCACGCTCGCCTGCTTCGTACCCTGTGGCGGCCATGTCGTCGTCCATGCCTTCTTCCATGCGTCCATGTTTGTGTTTGTAGGCCTTGGCTGTGACACGTTCTGGCTTTTTGTTTTTTTTCTCTGGGGCACCAACTCTGCGCTTTTCGCCTGTGGGCTGTTCGTCATCGTCAGCTCCCACTGAGATACCTCGAGCATCTTTACGCCGAGTTACAGTGATACCTGAGTATTTTGGATCCGTAGTTCCTTGTGTGATGTCGTGCTTGTGACCATGAGTAACTTCGCCTTTCTTGGGCTGACTGCGTCGTTTTTCCACATCAGCCAGCATGGCATCCCAGTCATCCTTGTGGCCTTCCGCCACACCTTGCTCTTTTATTTTTTTGGCTTTGCCACCCATTTCATCTTTGCCCAAGCGCCCAGCTATGACATCACCGCGGGTGACTTTGTCATAGGGTTTGGCATTGTTGGCCAAGTTGCCGTCATTGCCTTCTTTGACAGGGTAAGTTTTGCCATCTGGTCCTTGAAATTCTTTTTTGCCAGCTTGGCGAGCAGCATCGGCTTTGAGTTTGAACACTTCTGGTCCTTCGTCAACTTCGCCTTTTTTGATCTTGCTGCTCTCTGTCAGAGTCTGTGTTCGTGGACGGTCTAGATCGGCCAATCGTTTGTTGAGATCGTAAAAAAATGTCATGTCATTATCCTTGAGGTTGAGCACCTGTTACAGGTCTAGCTGGACGTTTGATATTGCTGATTGGGCTAGCAGTGCCCTGTGGCAAATCGTTGGTGGTTTGAGCTGGTGGTGTTTTGCCTCCAGCCACTGTGAAATCTGAACGGTAAGCGTTGTTCAACACTTGATGTTTGTGAGCTTCTACACCATAGTCTTTTTTCAGTGCTGCTTGTTCAGCATCTGGGTTGGGATAGTCAGTGTCTTTGATCAGGTCCTTGTTTTGCGCAGTGATGTCAGACAGTTCTTTGTCCTGGCTGTTTTCGTAAGGAGTGGTCAACAATCGCACATGATTGGGATTGTGTCCCAGCAACTGAGCAATCTGCATGATTTGAGGCTCAATGGCTGGATATCTAAAACTCACTTCCATGGAAGTCACACTTTGATTTTCCTCGCCTGGAAAATCTTTCAGCAACTTCATCACTGGCGTGGTCTTGGGCTTGGATATTTTTACAATGTCAAATTGCTTGAGTTTGTCTTCGAGATTTTTTACAAAATCAGGTGCGGCGTCCCCAAGAATCTTGATGCGATAGTCGTATGTGCGTTCGCTTTCGGCAAGATACTGATGAAATGTTTTCATGGCTGTTCCCTATATGATATTTATTCTTTTTTGGCTTTTGTGCGTCTGTCACCCAGCAAGCGGTCCAGTATTTCGTTGCGATCCAACACATGTCCAGTGCCAGTGGGTGTGGGATCAGACTCTGGAGCCTGTTGATCCAGTCTGGCTTTTTTGAGTTGTAGATCAATCATCTTGAGTTTTTTGTTGAGCTTGGCTGTTTTGGCTGTGAGCGCATGGCCCAGCATGGCACCAGCAGTGGCAAAGATTTCAGCAGCAAATCTTGAATCAACATTCATGCCCAGATTCATAAGGTCGTCAAAGCTTTGTTCGGCTTTTTTGGCCAGCTCGTCTAGCTCTGCGTCACTGGCTGATAGATCTCGCACTGTGGGCAGCGCAGCATCAATTTTGTCAATGGCGTCGTCAATGTTGTGAATGGCCTGTTGGGTGAGCGGAATCTCAGGCAAAGAAATTTGTACGTCGTGTTCGCTAGGCGGCAGATCAAACAATTCCTCAAGTTTTTTGGTCATGCCATATTTATGGCTTACTTTTTACCGTTATGGAACATTTGATCTTCGGTGATCACTCTAAACAGCAAGCCGTTGCGTCGACACCATTTGGTGGCTTGATCCCATTTGGCATAATTTATGGCCACCACAGCGCGGTCTCTGCTGTTCATTTTGCTTTCAACCACACTTTGATTTTTGGGTTTGATTTCAATCACTTCTGCTCGTACCATGTTGTTTCTGGTACGATACGTGATCAAAAAATCAGGCACGTATATGGTTTGTTTGCCAGTGAGTGGATGACGATATGGTATTTGTATGGCTTCACTGGCCCACTGTAATACATGATCGTTTGTGTCACAGAACCGCATGAAACTGAGTTCCCAGCCTGATCTATATCTCGGAGTTCTATTGCCCACGTATTTCTGTGGGTTTTGAACTGTGTATGGTCCTTGTGCCCACTTTGCCATGGTTTATGCCAGCACGTTTCTTGCTGTGTATTGATTGGGTGCTGTGATAGCTCCAACTCCCAGTAAAGTGGCTGGGCTACGCAGGTTGTTGAGGTAGTAAGTCAGTGTCTGTGTCAACTGAATTGCAGTGGTACCATTTTCTTGAATGGTCTGTAACAGAGTCAACACTGGTGTCTGTGTTGAGTCAGCTATGCGAAACAAACTGATAGAAAAATTACCAGCAGCCAGCGGATCTGGTACCACTGATCTGAAAAAACTGTACACAATGTCATATTCGGCAGCTGGCACAAATTCTTCATAGCCGTAGAAACTGTCAAACACTCGCACAGTGGTGTCAATTCTGGGATTGATATTGTTTACGGTGGCCATTATTGTGTTGTGGTTGATCTAGATATAGCACCGCCAAAGCCAGTTGTGGCAGTGGATGTGGGCGCACGTGGAAACAAAAATCCACCTGAATTGTTTTGTATTTGTCTCACAGCGCCAGGCAAACTGTTTTGAATCACTGACCTAGCAGCCACATTGGCTTCTTCGTTGATCACAGCACGAAGATTTTTGCCTTTCCAAGTGTTTCTAGTTGTGAGAGCTGTCAATGCTGCGCCCAGGAAGTTTCTATTTTGTAGGTCTTGTGCAATGCCTATACCAGCGTCCAACAATCCGCCTTGTCCCAGCACGCTGGCACCACTGCCAGGTCTGCTCAAGCTGCTGGGTATGGTATCGTAATAGGCTGGATCACCAAAGCCTTTGACATTGGTATCAGGACGCACTCCACCAAGCCCACCACTGTAGTATTTCACTGTTTCGTATTCAATGGTACAGAAGTTACTCATGGTGCCACCACCTTCGGTGTAATTGTACTGATCATGACGCCAGTCTCTGATCATTGGATTGATCAACACATAGCTGATCCATTTGTGGCGATTGGGTGTCAAGCCATAAATGGTAATGTCTGAAAAGAAGTAAGGTTTCTTTTGAGCAAACTCGCCTCCTGCTCCGCCATCGTAGTAGCTTTCATTCATGTAGCCCCAGTCGTTGGCATTGCCAGATCGTTGCTTTTCGTAGGTATCTCGATAGCCGTATCCAAATCCTGGTTGGCTGTCGGTAACAAATCTGCCTGGCTGGTTAGGAGCATTGCCGTATTGGTACACAGGATCTTTGTAGTAGTAGCTGAACCAGTTGTACCAAAGTGTGCGAATCAAATCGCCGCCGTCGTCATGAAACTCAATCTGTACTGGCTGATAGTTAACCCGCTTTTGTATGATGCGTTTTCTGTTGTACTGATTCATCACTTCAGTGTCAACAGTGAATTGGGGCAGCTGAACGTTTTTGACCATGAGTCCCATCTGAGCAATTTCAGTGGGATTAAACACTGATGTCAAGGCAGGTATCTGTGTGGTGTTGAGATTGAACTTGACATGGAACATGAACTTGTAATTGGGTACAAGTTCATATCCGTTGGTAAGAAAAGTTTTACTGGCGTGGGCATAATCTTTAAGCCCACGCGGTCCGGCAAACCCTCTAAGAAAGTCCTGGCCAAATGACATAGTACTGTAGCTTAGACCTGAGCAGTACCAATACCAGTGACCACGTCTCCCAGAGTACGTCCAAGAACACCACCAATGCCAGAACCTTCAGGCACTTGGTTAGCATTGTCAAACAAGATGGTCAAAGAAATAGTCACTGGGTCACTGCTGCCGTAGTCCATGGCACCATAATCTACGTTTTTCAGATAGCAACCATACAGTTCCCACTGTTCCAAAACTCTTGGTTCAGATGCGCCGTTGCCGCCGTCCAGCACTTCAAATCGTGTGGTAAATTTGTAATCAATACCAGCAGACGCACTGGCCATTTCCAAAAAGTCCATTTGTTTTTGAACCTGCTCACCAACCAACTTGCTGACATTGCCACTGGCATCGTCTCTGAGATTACAGGTAACTTCGGCCCAGTGGTATTTGCCAGCCAGTTTGAGTTCACTGTTGTAGATTGGGATGATGATGTCATCGTAGCTCACTGACGGACGTTTGAAGTCCATGACTTGCTTTGTGAGTTCAGTGGTAGGAGTTGACACACCAAAGTTTTGAAATATCACTCTAAAGCGATATTTGAGTTTGGGCATCAACAAACCTTGTGTTGACGAGCTTTGATCACTGGCCAACGGTACTGTCATTCTTGAGAGTGAATTCACAGCCATTTTACATATCTCCTATAGTGTTATTTATGGTCTGAGTGGTCAAAAAAAATGGGGGTCAAAACCCCCATTTTCTGGTCTAGCGATGTCGTTAGACGGTTTGTGACGATGCCACAACTCCAGCAGCAATTTCGCCAGTGTTCTTGAGTCTGATCGGAATATAAATGAATTCCACAGCTTTCACTGGCTCGATAGCAATGTCTACCCAAAGTTCATTGCGATCAATTCGAGCTGGTGTGTTGTTGCTTTCATCACACACCACCAGGAAGTCATACACGCCGCGCTTGGCAACCAAATCAACCATGAGACTGTTGATAGAATTGCTGATTTCGTTACGAGTAATTTGATCATTGGGCTCAAACAAGTAATTCTTACCAATGCTCTGTAACCTTGCTCTTAGGAATGCTACCAAGCGACCAACATTGATTCGATTCAGTGCAGAATCCAAACTATAGGTAGTTTTGTTACCAAAGTTTGTGATACCAACTCCGGGCACAAATGTAATTGGGTTGATGCGTCTTTCGTACAGAATGTCGCGAAGACCTTGATTCACACCCAATGAAACGAACTCACCGGTTGTGGCATCAATGTAACCAATGTTATCAGCATTGTCAATCACACCGCGTTGAGTACCTGCTGGAGCCAACCATGGATATGCGATTTCGTCGTTGCGAATCATGGTACGAACCATCATATGGCTAGGCGGTTGAACCACTGCTGATCCGCTGAGATCCACTGTCTGGCAGCTGGGATAGAATGTAGCAGCATACGGATCACTGTCACTGGTAGTTGCCGCATAAGCTTCAATAGCAGTACCAGTGCCTTCCAATCTCATTGGGGTGTCACCCACAACAAATCCAGTATTGTCTCGGTCGTTGTTGAGTTGGATCAAATTGCTGATCACTTCAGGATATCCTGGGCATGCCAACAAGTTGAATTCGCGCTGTTCTTCTCTGATATCAGTGTTGGCGTCAACTCCGCTCTTGAGTTGATTTACAATCATCACACGCTGGGCCTGACGTCCCATGTAAGGTGATCCGTCATTGCGATTACCACTGGCTGTGACCCAAGTGTCAGTTTCCAGCGGCTGCCAAAAAGCAGTTTGAGTTGTTGGATTCTGATTTGTGCTGGCTTGAATAGCAACATACAATGTGGTACCAGCCAGCACTTGATCGCCTGTGACATACGCAGTGGTGCTGTCCCAGATTGGATAGTCAAAGTCTTGCGGATTGAAATAATTGGCCTGGAAACTCTTGACATTGTAACCACTGCGACGTGTGTTGAACAACAGCATGCCAGATGGATACAATGTACTGTCAGGAGCGTCAACATCCAAATAGTTGCTGGTCAGCAAACTCTTGATAGTTGGATAGTTGTCTGTGACAGGATTCACATCGCCGGTTGAACTCCAACGAGCATCGGCAAACAATATTCCGTTTTCTGTGGTTTGATCAGTGTTGTCAATCAAAATCCACTGGTCAACACTGTCAACTGTTTGCCATCTGCGAATCACTGGATAATTTTCTAAATCGCTGGTATCTACCCAAAGATCACCATAGACCAAACTGGTGCCATCGCTTTGTTCAGTTGGTGCGCTGGCACTGATCAGTGGACCATTTGGATCTGTGTTGCTTAAATTAAAACCGCGCACATCATTGGTTTCATTGCGATAACCTACCCATCCATTGGTACCGTCGTTGATCATGATGTCAACTTGACTTACTGTGCTGTAATACCACAGACGACCAGTAGCAGGCAATATTGTGGGCTCAGTGGCACTGGCTGTGTATTCCAAGGCATACCAATTTGACAAATACAAGTTTCCTTCAATGTCAAGGTATGATCCGTCCAGCGCATTGGTAAAACCAGCATCTGACAGAGCTGTGTCTCCGCCAACATCAGCCAGTTTAATGGTATTGCCATTGCTTTGAGTCAACACAATGTAACCAGCACTGTCAATGGTAGCACTCACCGCTGGTACACCAGCAGCACTGACCGCCGCCACAAAATCAGCTGCTGATCCAGTGCCGCCAATGGTTGCAGTCACTGGAGTGGTGTAAGTGGTAGACCCTGGAGCGGCTGTGGCAATAGTAAATTGATCGCCCACAGTGAAGCTTGGAGTTTCAACGGCTCCAGTCACATTCAAAGCACCTGTGCTGGGTCGATAAAACAATGATACAGTTTGTGTTTGATGAATAGTAGATGTTGTAAGATTTTCTTCTGGCGCAAAATTATACCATCCAAACACTGTGTTGGCCGCAATGTTTTTGCCTCCGCCGCTGGGATCCAGGGCTGCTGTGGCAGCAATAGGCGATTCATACAATCCAACAGTTTGACTGACCCATTGTTCCAATGACGAATTGTAACGTAGCACAGATATATTAGCTCCAAGATTGGGAGTATTGGTTTTGAACCAAACACTGCCAGTTGGGCGTGGATCTGTGTCAGTGGTTTTCCAACGTGGCACAGTGTAATTTGGGCTTTGTTGTAAAAATGGTGAGTTATACACAGCACCTGCAGTGATACCCAACGCTGTCATCAGTGCTGAAGTACTGCTTTCATCAATATAGATAATGCCTTGCCCGTCGGCACTGCTGCCGTCATTGGTAGCAGCACTGTCAGCATAAAGCACCAATTTGCTATCAACATTGGCCGCAGTTACGCCTTGAATATTGGCGTTGTTGATATCTTCTACCAAGCCATCTAGGTCGTTGTCTGGCGAACTTGGCACAGTCACACCTTGATTATTGATGTTGATTGTCCACCCTGGTGACAAAGTACCAGTCACGGTCTTGGTGCCTTGAACTGTGGGCCAGCTGGCTTTCCAATCATCGCTGCCAACCAGGACCCAATCGTTGCTGCTGTTTTTGTAGTACATTGGATTGTCAGCGTTGGTATAATCAACTGCGTAGTCACCAATGCTGCCAAAGCTGGTGCTAGGGATACCACCAGTGAGATCACTGCTGCTGACAATGGCAGCAGGTACTTGGTTAGTAAAAGTACCAGTGGTTATATTCCACTGAAATATACCCCACAGTGTATTGGTTGTGTTTAGCCACCAAGTGCCATTGGCAGGATCACTAGTAGGGCGTACCAGCGTACCAGTGAGCTCAGTTAGATCAATGTTGACACGTTGAACATATGCTCTGTTGGTAGCTCCCAGAGCACTGTACGCAGCCAGTAATCCATACTCATTGAGTTCATATCCGTTGATTGCTGTGCCAGATGTAGTTTTGTAAAAAAATGGTACACCAAAGGTCTGAGTGAGATCGCGTTGACTGGTTATCAAATAAACTTTGTTAGCATTTGCTTCAGTGGTGCCAGCGGCCACTCCAACACCTGATCCTGATACTTTGTTTTCTGCTGTGGCAATTACAAAATAGGGAACAGAATTGGTTGCTGCGGGAATGTAATTGCTTTCGTCAATTACTGTAACTTGTACTCCTGGGGAAATCAGTGCCATGGTGGCTCCTTTGTAAAACTTTCAAATATTTATTGAAACCTTGATATTTTGCTTGTTTAGCCAGGCCTTTGGCAAAGGTTTTTCAATAAATATGCCATGCGACCTGTGTGTAAAGCATGTAATCAAAGACCAGCAGCAGTGAACTACCGTCGAAATGACATTGTTCATTATCGCCAACGCTGTGGACACTGTATCAGTCGTGGCCGCAAACAAAAACCACCTGTGTCCAGATGGCAGTCAGCAGGATACAAGAAAAAAGATCGCTGCGATCGCTGCGGTTTCAAAGCCAAATATGCCAGTCAGTTACTGGTCTATCACATTGATGGCCGACTACACAACACTGAACTGTCCAATCTAAGAACAGTGTGTTTGAACTGTGTGGAAGAAATCAAACGACTACCAAATCCTTGGCAGGTAAGTGATCTTCAAGCAGACCGTTGAGCTGCTGATAAAGATCATCAATCATGCCGTCATTGGCAATGATCAAATCAAAATCAGTGCCTGCCCAACTAGTTTCACTGGCATGAATACCTTCGTTTTTTAGCCACTGTTGTGCTTTGACATCGCCGCGATTTGCCCGGGCAGCAATGTCGTACCAATGTGGTGTGGGGCCTCGCTGAATCCAAACAATCTTGCCGCCTAGATTTCTAATGGCATCAACTTCATTGAAGAACCTACAGTCGCTGATTACAACATTGTCATTGGTTTGACGCAGTTTATTTTCCAAGCTGGCAATCCAAATGTCTTTGTGAAATCCATTACGACACACTTCTGTACCCCAATTTTGTAAAATCCATCTTGGAGTAATTTCCATGCCCAGGCGCTGGCTCCACCATGGATCCACTTGTTCACGCCATTCTCGTGCTCCCTTGGTGCGCCCTTCCAACAAATCCCTATTCCATCCAAACACTGCTGCCACAGCATCTTTGAGTGTGGCTGCAAAACTGTCGCGTCTAAATCCGTGAAAGTTGACCAAGTAGTCTGCTGCTGTGTCTTTGCCAGCGCCGATCAGCCCGCAAATTCCAATGATCATACCAATTCCTTTACTTTGAGAAATTCCAGTGCGTCGTGTAACAGATCAATCTGCCGACGACAATCTTCCAACGCATGATGACTGGCTGGGTATTTGTTCAACCCTGGCACCAGTCCATAAACTGTTCTAGCATCGCGAATCTTGTAGTATTGCCAAGGCAACGGCATGCCATAACTTTTATAGGCATGCTCCAAAATATTGGCATCGTAAGTAGGCCCGTTCATCCAAATTCTGTTACATTTCCAGCACAGTTTGTGTAATTCTTTCAGAGCTTGGTCAAGAGCTATTCTACCTTCGGGATTGAATGCTTCTTCTTGTGCGACCTTTTGTGTTGCCCACCACTCAATCGTTCCTTGCTCTATAGATCGATTTTCCTGACTTTCTAAAGTCACTCGGGCATAATATTGTTGCTTGTAGTATCCGCGAGCAAACGGATCAAAGCACTGTGCGGCAATGGTTACAATTGTAGCTTCAGGACCAGTTGCCAGGCCTTCGATGTCAATCATTATGTCCATGCGCTATTATAACGCAATTATTGAGCGATGTCTATGCCAACATGTTGCAAAAACCATTTGGCCATGGTATCAAACGTAGGGTGGAATATATCAAAATACTCACCATGATCTCGAGTGTACTCAAACGGCTCAGGTTTGATAAATTTGTCCCAGTGTATTAGTCTATTTAGAGAGGAAGTTCTATCAAGTTTCCCACAACCTGGTTCCCATTTTGTCTGAGAGTAGTCTTGGTCAACATCGTATATAAAGCCCATTTGGTAACGAATATTTTTAGATTCCAAAAAGGTTTGTGCTTGAATAATGCTCAACAACGTCAGTGTTGATAGATAATTTGGAGTGGCTGATAGATATTGATGGTGCAACCACTCTCGCAGAAATTTTGGTGAATGGTCTGCAGTGCCTGATAATCGGTAGCCACCGCTGTGATACCAAACTACATCATCCATTTCTGTGAAGCAGTCATAGACAAATTCATTATTGCGCTTTCTAGGCAAAGTAGAATGTAGTTCTCGCCCCACTGGAAAATCCAGCCGATTTACTCCACTCCAAAGAACAATGACATTGTCATAATTGACTTTACTACATTCGTACACCACCCGAGCCGCAATGCTTTGGTTGCCAGCCCCACTGGTTCCTCGAAGTGTAATTTTATCTGCGTTTACTAACTTTTGCCAGGTGAGGTTTTCTACGTAACTACAACCAACAATGAGTGTTTTCATTAGCCAATGACCCAAGTCAATGGCTGTGAGCCATCTACATAGTTGACCAGCTGTCCTAACAAAGCATCAATTTGAGTTTGAGCTTCGGCCTTCATGGCACTGCCATTGAGACTGGTGCCGGCTTGCGGACCAGCAATGGTGCCAAATTTTTCACGAGCTTCACCAATGATCATTTTGCTGGCTGCTACCATGTAGTCGCGAATCCACTGACTGATTTGAAAGTCTTGAAGCAAGTTTACTTCGGGTTTGAGATTGTAGCACCACAGCAACACAGTTTCGCCATTGCCTTTGGGATCTCTAATCAGCTGAAGTTTTTTGGTCACTGGGTTCCAGGTGTAGTTGATAAACCCACCAAACATTCTGGCAGCCAGTTCCACATACTGTGTGTAAAAGTCATAGGTGGCCAGGCCGCCTGCTTGATTGAAATTGATTAGGTACACATTCATCTGCGCCTGGCTAAATGGATCAAAGTTTGAACCAAAGGGCCCAGTGGCTATGCCAAATGTTCTACGAAAAATCTGTCGTACTTGAACCACTTCTTGCGGCAATTCATAGATGTTCAAATCATTGATTAACTCCATGAAGATATAACTTTCTTCATAGGCGTTTTGTGCCCGCTGCCGATAAGTGCCCAAAGTACGGGTATAGGCCGCTTCAAAGTGGGCTGGATCCAATTCAATGTCAATGATTTGATCACCCAAGGTGAATCTAACATATTCAAAAAGATTGCGTTTTAATTGATCAAGTGTCAGTGCTGTCTGGGCCATTGTGGGACTCCGCTGACTATATTTAGCTGATCACCACACTCGCAAAATCACCAAGTTCTCTGTGCCCCGGGCGTTCCAAGCAGTTTCAGTGGCACGGATTTCTTTGAACAATTTGCGAGCAGCTGGCTTGCCAGCTGACATCATGGCTTTGATTGTTTCAGCAGGTTTGCGCAGAGTTTTTTGCTGTGTTTCCACAGTGGAAAATCCAATCACTGAATTGTTTTTCACAGTGAAAACTTTGGCATGATCGTCGGCCACCAAGTGAATCAATTTGCGTTTTTTGCTGTCGTACAGCCAGGCTTCTGACTTGTCTACCAACTGTGCGGCACTCAGGCTCTTGAGTTTGAGTTCAGCCACTTCGGCGCAGATTTTGAACTTGGCAGCTCGTTTTTCAGGAGCCACTGGTTTGACTTTGCGAGGCTTGCGCTCAACTTTCTTGATCTGAATGTAAGAGCCGCAATCTGTCAACACCAGTTCACAGAACTTCACACAGTTTTTGAGCTGAATTTTGGTAAGGTAATCATAGCCCTTGACCAAGTCAGCATCCCGTCCAGCCACTGCCAACTCAAATTCATTGAGTTTGCTGGTCCACCGATCTTTGATCATGTGAATCAGCTGCGGAGCCACATTCATTGAACGCATGAGACTGACAGGTTTGTAGTCAGCAGTGAGCTTGGCTCCATTTTGAACAAAGTCATCAAATTGGCCCTCCAACTCACCCAGGCACTCGCTGAGTTTTTCACGCAGGCGGTCCTGAATGTTTTGTCGAGGCACAGCATCTTCCACTGCTGGTGTTTCAGGTTGTTCCTTGTTTTTGATTGCCAGCAACTCAGCAATCATATTGTCCAACTTGATCTGCTCATGCTGATCCAAATTGAGGCCCATGTCTGCCATGCGGCACAGCCAGCCTGGAGTAAGGCGTATTTGACTGTCGGGCAGAGCACGAATTCGCCGAGCATCACGATCACGCTCACGGCGGTCAAGATAGCCAGCAATAAAATCTTTGGCTTCTTTTTTGCCGTAGAAGTAGCCATACCAGTTGAATGCTCTAGTAAGCACAGCAAAACGATTGACCATGGGCTGTTCGCGCCACAGTGGCTCGTCACCTACGTATTTGGTATCAGCACTGCGGGGATTCAAGGGCTTGAGAACAGCAGTTTTCATTGGGACTCCTGATGGCAAACATTAATTATAGCAAATCACTGATTTTTGGTCAAGTCAAGCGAAAGCATTACCAAAGTAAGATCTGCTTCATTGCGAAAGGTAATCCAAAAAGTTTTCCTGTCTGAATGACCGTTTGAGGCGCCGAAATAACTGAACCAAGAATCAGTGCGACTCCAACCGCCACCTCCTAACTTTTTGCAAGTATGATCTTCTACAGCAATGGCTTGTTTGCTCCAGTTTGGAAAACGCAAAGCCACAGTGTGCCCGTTTTCTTTGAACTGTTTGAATCTGCGGTTGAGTTTGACTACTTTCATGCCCAAATTGTAGCAGGCATAGAATATTCAGTCAACCTGCCCATAAATACTTGACCATGCCACGTTTGTCACTTTACCGCCCCAATCGAACCAATGATTATCAATTTTTTGATAGAACCATATCAGAAATGTACACTGTGGGCGGAGTAGACATTTATACTCACAAGTACATGGGCCCAATCATGCCCGACAACGAGGGCAATTCTGATGCTACCTTGCCCAAATATGATCAAAGCAACCCGTTGTTCATTGAGGACTTACTGCTGTTAGAAAATCGCGATCGTTCCTACGATCCCGATGTGTATGTCATGCGAGGTGTGTACCAAACGCAAGACATTGATTTTGATCTAACACAGTTTGGTCTATTTTTAAACAATGACACACTGTTTATAACGTTTCATTACAATGACATGATAGACACGTTTGGACGCAAATTGATGTCGGGTGATGTTTTGGAAATGCCAAACTTAAAAGATTACAACCCGCTGGATCCTGACATACAGTTGCCCTTGCCCAGATACTACGTGATTCAAGACGCTGCTTTTGCGTCTGAAGGATTTAGTCAAACTTGGTTGCCTCACCTGTGGCGTGTGAAAGCCACACCCTTGGTCAATGCTCAAGAATTTAGACAAATACTAGACAAACCATTCATGCCCAACAACATCTGGGATCCAGGCAATTTTTATCCCAATGGCACTGTGGTCAATAGTGGCGATACTTACTATCGTGCCATACGCAATGTGCCGCCAGGCACTGACATTACCAACACCGATTATTGGGCAGTGATTCCCAATCCAACAACCATAGCAGACAAGGGCAGTACCAGACCCAAAGATCTGGAAATCAACGATGCCATACTGATACAGGCCGAAGCCATAGTGCCAAAAAGCGGTTATGACACTGTGAAATTTTACATTGTGCCTACCACACCCACTGGCAACCCAGCCAACCCAGGCACATACTCAGCTGACGATACCCTGGTTGTGGTCAGTTCATCAGTGGCCAATCAAGGAGACACACCCAGCACATTTGGCTGGACTGACGGTTACTTGACTGGAACTGGTACTGGAACTCCGCCCAATGGGATTCCTGTCAAAGGCGCAGGCATAGCTTTTCCTACCACAGCACAATTGGGCGACTATTGGTTACGACAAGATTATTTTCCAAATCGACTGTTTAGATATGATGGCGGCCGTTGGGTGCGCATAGAAAATGTTACCCGTACAGATCTAACACCAGGACCAGACAACAATACCTTGAGGTCCAGCTTTGTTAACAATACATATACCATGCGTACCACAGATCAAGGCAATATTCCCAGTCGTCAAAGTCTTAGCCAGGCCCTGTCCCCTGACGGAGACAATGGCAATCAAGGCGGAGATTTTCCGCCTAACCCTTATCCAAACACACAGCCTGGTCAGCCCAGCAGCTAAGGAGAGCAAAAATTCAACAGTATTTTTATGATGCTCAGATAAGAAGGTACATGTTACAGTTTACCAGAATGTTGAGCAATTTCCAAGTTGAATTTGGTCGCGATCCTCAGCTGGCCAATGATTTATATCGTGTGCCCATACGCTATGGTGATGCCAGCCGTCAAGCACAGACCATTCTTCAACAGAACTCCGCCAGCAGTATGCCAGCCACCCCGCTGATGACTTTTTACATCACTGGCATGGACTATGATCGTCCCAGAATGCAGGAGCCTTATTTTGTGGGCAAAGTTGGTGTGCGTCAACGCAGCTATGACGTCAACACAGAAACCTATGAAACCACACAGGGCAATGCTTTTACAATAGAACGTTTGATGCCAGTGCCATATCGCATGACCATAAACTTGGATGTATGGACTTCAAATACCAATCAAAAAATGCAGATCTTTGAACAGATTGCCACACTGTTCAATCCTGCTTTGGAAATACAAAGCACAGACAACTTCATTGATTGGACCAGTCTCAGTGTGGTAGAGTTAGAGCGTGTTCAGTGGAGCAGTAGAACTGTGCCCCAAGGCACTGAAAATCCCATTGATATTATGACTCTGACATTTGGCATTCCAATTTGGATCAGCTCGCCAGTCAAAGTCAAGAAGCTGGGCATTGTGGAACGTGTGATTGCCAGCATATACGATGCTCAAGGCGATGCTGCCAATGCTGTACTTGACAACGATCTACTGCTGGGCACCAGAGTCAAAGTTACTCCATGGAACTACAAAGTAGCATTGTTAGGCAATCAACTACAAATACTGAATGCCAATCAAGTCATCACCGAGCCTGCTACCAGTTTTGACCCGTTTAATTTTCCTGTGTCAGAAACTCCGCAAATTACCTGGCCTGCGGTTATCAATGCCTATGGAGTATTGCGCCCTGGCATCAGTTACATTACTCTAGATGATCCTGCTGCGCCTGACAACTACATTGTGGGCACAATAACAGTGAACCCTGGCGATGATCGGCTGTTGATTTACAACATTGACCCAGATACTGAACCTCAAAACACTCTGGATCCAGTGACTGCGGTAATTAACCCATTGACCAGTGCTCCGCTGGATGGACTTGACAGTAGTCAAGACGGTCAACGCTATTTGCTCACTGAATCAACAGGTAATGCCAACAACACTCAAAATCCCACAGCATGGCTGGGCATAGGTGGACAGCCTTTGATTGCCAATGCCAACGACATCATTGAATACCAAAATGGATGGTGGCAAGTGAGCTTTGACAGCCAACTGATATCTGTGCCGCAATATGTGACCAATTTAAATACTGGTATTCAATTTCGCTGGACTGGCTCACAATGGGTAAAAAGCATCGACGGTTTGTACAACGGAGGATCATGGAGCATCGTGTTGTAAATGCTGTGGGCGTGTGTTTTTACGCCAGTCAGACCAGCCGTTACTTGTTTTTGCTGAGAAACGACGATCGTCATCCAGGCAGTTGGGGACTGCCTGGAGGCAAGATTGATCCTGGTGAAAACCTGCTGGAATGTCTGCTGCGAGAGTGCGAAGAAGAACTTGGCAGCATGCCTGACTACAACCGTTTGGTGCCGCTGGAAAAATTCACCAGCAACGACAAGAGCTTTGTGTATCACACCTTTTGGTGTAGTGTTGATCAAGAATTTGTCCCTGTGCTCAATCAAGAACATTTGGGATATGCGTGGATTTCTTCAGGGTCTTGGCCCAGACCCATGCATCCTGGACTGTGGAATACTCTGAGTCTAGACACAGTTCAAGACAAACTGCGTGTGATAGAATAATTACAAGTTGAATACCACACTGGTGCGAGGTGCCACACTGTTATTGGGCGGCACTTCATGATACAACCAAGATGGCCACAACAACAACAAACCGCTTTGAGCTTGATACCGTGTGTTAGACATGCTGTACCAATTGTTGGTATCTTTTACAGCGTATAGATAGTCAAAAAATTCTCTAAAAGGCTGGTTTGGATAAAACACAATGTCTGCTGAACCAGGAGGAGTATCTATGTAATAGATACCGCTGATACTACACTGAGTATGTACATGTTTGGGATGAGTGCTGCCTTGTTCAAAATGGTTGGCAAAAAAATATGGTCGCCAATTCACAGCATCAGCATCAAATCCTTGTTTGTCTAAAAAGTCTCGGGCCAGGCCTTGAACCCAATTGATAAATGGAGCAAATTCTGGACGCTCAGTTAGATTTCTAGTGCCATAAGTGGTTCGACCATTGTGGTAAAAACTTTGGTTGATGTTGGCCTCTTGAAAAATTGGCTGTGTGAAAGTTCGCAAGCTGTCAACCCATGATGGGTCATACACTTTGCCTACCACACTAGGGAACCAATGATGTAATTCCATTTTAGCTGGGGTTGAAAAATAGTTGTATGCTCAATCTAGGCATTTCTGCCTGATTGGTCACCATGGTAGTAGAATGCCACAGTGGGGGTCTAAACCAAACCATGCTGTTGAAATGAGGAAATACCCAACCTTGTTTGCCAGGCATTTCAGGGTCGTCGTACAAAAACAATCCTCCCCAATTCCAACTCCAACTGCGGTTAAGATAAATGGTGCTGCTCAATCGTCGTTGATTTTCTGGAGCGTCGTGATGCCAGTTGATCTGACTGCCTGGCAGCCATACATGCATGAACAGTGTTAAATTCTGAAATTGCTCAAAGTCTGGATGTACGTCTGTGATATACTTTTGTATGAAATAATCGCGATATTCTTCCAGCGGCAACACCAACACTGGTGCGTAACTGCCTGTTTCTAGACCAGCACCCCAGCGGCCCATGTTGTTGACTTCAAACACAGCTTGCCCACGACTGTCTTCAAATTTTTTGATCAGCGAATCTGCTACTGATGGTTCCAGGAAGTCATATCGTTGGTTAATCACTGTGAGTCCTTAAAATTGTGTTGTTATAAAAAATAACTGAAACAGTCTGCCTGTTTGTAAGTCTGATCCAAAATAATCCAAACTGGTATGAAACAAGTTGCTGCGGTACATGACCAATCGATTGTACCGATTGCCAATCCTGTCAACACATTCCCATTTGGTCATGTCTTGTGATTCATATTGCTCCAGTTCTTGAGCAGTTCTGGCACCTGTGCGACGATGCATAAACAAACCGGTGCCGCCGCTGACTGGAGCATCTGGTGTGAGATAAAGCACTCCAGCCCAGGTATTGAAATGATCAGTGTGAACCCAGCTGCGATCAGCTGCGGTGGCTATTTCAAAACTGCCCGTGAGTCCGTCAGTGGCATTCCATTCTTTGACTTCTCCAGCAGCATTCCACAATATTGTTTGTATGGTTTCTTTGACATCATCATTGAGAAAGCTCACTGTGCGATGTCCAGGAAAGTTACCTCGCACACGAAAATCTTGCTGTAACGCAAATTGTCTAACCCCGTCAGGGTTGCTGTAAAAATCATCAGTGATAATGACGTTGGTTTTCATACAAGTAATTATGCCAGTTAGAAGTGACAAAATTGATTTTGATTTTGCTCCAAAGATGACCTGATGTATTTTTCAACTTCATCTTCAATGCGAGCAAAAATGTTTTTTTGCCAATAGGGCTTGGCCAATTGTTGATTTTCCAGGGCGTAAGGCAGCATTTGTTCGTACTGATCTGGAGTCAATGAGTACACAATGTCTTTGAATTGTTCAAAAGAATCAAACCGTATCAGTCCTTTGGGATTGAAATATTGGTCAATATTTACACAACCATAATATATTGGAATGGTCAGTGTTCTAAAACAGTCCAATAATTTTTCTGTAAACATATTGGTCATTGCTTGATTTTCGCAGGCTATGTTGAACTTGGCATTGCGATAAAAATCTTCTTTGCTGGGTATGCGAGGCGGACTGCGATGCATTTTAAAATCAAACGATCCCAGCTTGCTTTTACCTTCAACTTCACGCAGTATCATAAACCTCATGCGATGTTCTCTAGTCCAGATTTTACTGCTCATCATGTATGTGATTTGGTTCTGTTTGTCACACTCAATATCACCAACCCAGGCATCCACTGGCAAGAACTCTTTGGCGTTGGGCAACACCAACAGTCGATCATCATAAGTCAAGATAAGATCAAAATTTTGCCAGTTGGCCATGACCATGCCATAAAAATCTCTGTACAATGATGGAGGTTCACACTGCATCAGGACACGAACACTGGCAGATGAATCAGTGTACAGAGTATCGCAACTCACTGCCACAGTTTGATCAAACTGCCGCGTGAATCTGTGAGGCGGATTTGGTCCGTAAGCTGGTAGATATCCATAGTGTGCAATCACAGGCATGTGTTAATTACCAACTCGTATGACCTGTTTGATAGTGTCGCTGAACACTATGGCAGCATTGCTGAAATTGCTGTCTCTACACACCAATCCTCCGCAGCGAGCCAATGTCATGGCTTCCATAAAACTTTCTTGCCAGAATCGTTTGTGAAAAAACATGTCGTATTCCCAGGCCCATTCGTTGTCATTGCCAATGGTCTCTTTGGGCAATCGTAACAAATTAGGATAATATCTAATCCAACGAGAATATCTTTGTTCCATCTTGACCAGGCTTTCAACATTGTCGGTACTGACATAGATTCCGTTCCAACGACCTGATTCTAGTTCTTTGTCAACAGCGTCAAAATAATTTTCTATGGTCACTGGCACATGATTGTGAAGGCTCATTGTGGTCAATCGCACATGAACGCCCAGAGTTTGTTCATTGATATTGACCAGTTTACAAAGATTGTCAACTCGAGTCTTGATTTCATTTTTGATGTGAATCTTTTTTAACACACGTTGATAATCACTGAGACGGTCACTGTGTTCAATGGGACGATTGCGATCATACCAGACACCCACAGGCAAAAATCCATGATATCTATAAGTCTCGTCAAACTTTTGATCAGTGACAAAACTCATGATGTGTTGATATGGTCGTTCAATGCCATAAGCTGCCATGGCCCTGGTATTGTGAACAATATAATCCACAGCAATTTGGCTGTATTCATCTGTGGCGTCATTTTCCACAAATGGACTGAGTTCCAAAAACACATTGTCAAATTCTACGTCAGCCAGTGGTATCACCCCGCATTGTAAAAAACGACTAAAAGGGCCACCGCCTGGCAGTATCACATGTATATTGTTCATAGCACTGTCATCCAATGTTCAATCATTTCTTCAATCATGGTTTCAAATGTGTAGCGTGGCTGCCAACCCAGTATGGTTCTGATGTCTGAACTGTCGCCTTTGAGGTACTTCAATTCTTCAGGCCGCATGAACTTTGAATCTTGAACCACATAGTCTAGGTAATTCATGCCCAGAGATTTGAACGTTAACTCGCACAGATCTCTCACACTGCGAGTCTCGCCAGTGGCCACAATCCAGTCTCGAGCAGTGTCATGATTGGTGATGGCATGTATGGCACGCACATAATCATAACTGTGACCCCAGTCTCTACAACTGTCAAGATTACCCAGCTCAAGACGTTGGGCAAGGCCTTTTTTGATTTCCACAGCAGTTTTTACCACTTTGTTTGTGACAAAGTTGGTGCCACGTCTGGGGCTTTCATGATTGAACAAGATGCCATTACAGGCATGAAGTTTATAGGCAGCTCGGTAGTGTCGGGTTAGATTGAATGCTGCCAATTTACTGATACCGTAGGGACTCACAGGCACCATTGGAGTTGTCAATCGTTGTGTTTGATCAGAATCTATGCTGTTGCCAAACATTTCGCTGCTGCTGGCTTGATAAAACTTTGCTTCTGGACATAAATCTTTGTAATAGTCCAGCATGTACAGCACACCCATGGTGTTGGTTTGAAGCGCAAACGCAGGCATGTCAAAACTGATTCTCACATGACTCATGGCAGCTAGATTGTAAATCTCAGTGGGTTTGACACGATTGATCACTGAGTGTAAACTCAATGGATCAGTCAAATCTCCGTAGTGCCTGGTTATTTGATCATTGACATGATGTAACCTAGAGCTTTGATTTTCTGGCACACTGTGTCGCCGCACAATGCCATGAACTTCGTAGCCCATTTCCAACAAATATTCAGACAGATAACTGCCGTCTTGACCGGTAATACCGGTTATCAATGCTCGTTTGCTCATTTATTCTTTCCACAATTTCTTTTGACTCAGATCAGAGTAATTTTCCCAGCCGCCGCAGTCTGGATTATTGTCAGGCACTTGATCCATTAGTAATATACCTCTGGCAGCATCTTCAGGAGTCATGTACATGTGCCACCCACAGATATCAGCATCATCATCCCATTGGCTCACTGCCATGTCTCTGCCGTCATATCTGGCCTGAATCAGCCATTTGTAAGCATCGTAATCATCAGTCAAGATCATGCCACCGCGCCCAATGGGCACACGTTTTTTGATCTGAAAGCTGACAACATGAAATCCACCTTGATACATGCCACGACGCCAGCGTGTGGCTGCGTCCCATACAGGGTATGGACGCAGTTGGTACATGCCTGACCATTGCTCATCTCTAAACACTGGCTGACAACCAGCATGTTTGATGTACATGGGTATGCTTTGATATGTGTGTTTGGGTATTTCTACCAGTCCATGTGCTTTGAGATACAGCAAACTGAGAAATACCCCGTGAGTACAACAGTCTACACTGACTCCGTATTTGGCGCCAGCAAACTCGGCCACCTTGTGTTCAAAAATATCCACAATGTCTCTAGGATCAGACCACGAGTATCCAGCACGTTTGACCAATTCCAGCTCAGGGCGTTGCCATTCTGGTGGTAATTTGCCTGAGGGCCAACTGTTGAATTTATGTATTTGAGTCATAAAGATATCCTAATTTGGCAGCATACTCATAGGCACGCTCTGAGCTGCGCAGCCTTATGGGCCTAGCTGGAGATCCAGCATACACTGTCCATGGCTCAGTGTTGTGTTTGAGCAAGCTGTTGGCACCCAGCACAGAACCTTCGGCCATGATCACTCCTGGCAGTATCACAGAGTTGGCCAGCGCACCGCTGAATCTTTTCAACACTATGGGTCTTAGATCTTGATCATCTTTGTACTCGTCAGGAATCAGTGGACCAATCAGGCCAGCTCCTTCAAACAGTTCACTGCCGCAGATGTAACGCGAGCCAACACTGAGAAAGCAAAAATCTTCTATGGTAAGGCCAGTGGTGCGGCCTCCAATCACAGCCACATGTGGGCTGATATGAACATAATCGCCCACAGTTAACTGAGTGGTACAATAGAAAAAACTGTCAATGGCCACGTGGTTGCCAATCGCACACAATTCTGGTCTGCGTATTTCAGCTGTGGCACTGATATAGACGTCTTGACCTTGCTTCATAAAAACACTTTGTCGTTGGCCTGTCCTGTGTAAGGACCAGTTTTGTACTCATAAACCACTGTATCGTCTTCTAGTATGGTATAGGTATGCCCGCCTTGAAAAGTCATGGAGCAATCGCCAGGTCCAATTTCTCGCTCAGCTAGAAGCGAACCGTCAATGTCAAAAAAATGACAGCGCACTCGGCCTTTGATAACCACCCAACTTTCTTGAGCTATGGTCTGTTCAGTGGAGTGTGCTTTCCAGATATGTTGATGCGGCCTAAAAGTTTTGCCTTGAGGCATGCGTAATGTGGCCAGTTGTAGAAATTCAGTGTTGGGAGCAACGTCAGTGCGTTCTTGAATTTCGTCCAGTCTGTTGATCATGTGGCATAGAACTTGAGAATTAACTTGGCTGTGTATTTTTTCCATGGTAAAAATTCTTTGAACTAATATATTGTAAATGACGATCAAACTTTTGATGAACCACTGATTCGCTGTAATTTTTCATAGCCCAATCTCTACAGTCTTGATTTCTAATTTTGGGTATGTCTTCCACTGCTTGTACAAAATCCATAAAACTTTTACAACGATAACCAGTGTGGCCATTCAACACTGTGTCACTGAATCCGCCCCAATCTGTGGTAATGGCTGGTGTGCCACACATGGCAGCTTCCACAACAATGTTACCAAAAGGTTCAAGATAATGTGTGGGCGCAATCAACGCATAGGCATTGCGCAACACTTGTTTTCGCCGCAGGATGTCCGCATAACCATACATTTCAACATGTTGAGGTATTTGGCTATAATTCAGTGCTTTCAAATCGCCTGGACCAGCTATGACCAATCGTTTGCCTGTGTACTCGGCAACTTGTATGGCCAAATCTATGCCTTTGTCTGCGCTGACACGGCCCAAATAAACCAAATAATCTTGTTTGATGTCTGAAAACCCAAACTCGCCTGGACTAAAAGCATTGGGGATAACAGCATCAAACCAGCTGGGATTCAACAGCATGTTTCGCATGCCATAGAAATAATTCATCACAGCATGGCTTGTAAAAACTCTATATGGAGCAAAAATACACTCAGGCCTGTAACCAATGCTGGGCTCGACCACAAGCCAATCTGGCTCATCTCTGACTGCTGCTGAGTGATCTTGTCCAAAAAAACACAAAATCAAATCACCAGATTTGTATCGTTTTTTCAACTCTGTTCGAGCTCTTGAGCAGAACATGGCTGCTGTGCGTGGATCTTGAACAAAAAGATCATCAGCTCCGCGAGCAGAAACTTCTTTGTTAAAAATCACACTGACATGTTCGCAATTGACCTGGCTATGTTCATGACCATAATGAATAATAGGCCAATCAAGTGGCAGCATGTTGGCAATGAATTTAGCAACAGCAATGTTGAACGGATCCATTCTGTATTTTAGATCCGTAATGCCATGCGGATTGGCCAAAACGTGTAAGGTTGGTTTCATAATACCCAGTATTTGTTTACTGGGTATTTACAGCCTTGCTGCGTACTGGCTTAGATTCTGCCCACCGCAATTTCAATTATGCCTGGCAGATCACTGTTGTAGTCTTCCAGTGCTTTGCCAATTATACAACCTGGCTGATATTGAGTTAGATCTAATTTCTGGGCCACTCCTGGTATTGTACTCACAGCCAATCGATCTCCTTTGGCAATTTGACCAACAACCTTACAGGGTACTCGTCCCAACAAGGCCACTGGCGCAACGTGTTGACCAAGCAAATGACCATTCATTAAGTGAGCTGGCGCAGTTGATACTACACCAGCAATACGACCAGTATGACTGTCAACTGCTTGAGTTACTTCGTGTTTACCGCCAAACATCAGCACAATGCCTGGTGCATAATCACTGTCAGCTAGATAATTTTCTGCCAAGTCAGCATAGCGAGCTGTGGTAGAAGTCACTGTCAGCACATTATTGACAGCATCGTAACTGAAAGCTGTGGCAGTAGTTCGAACTCTAGGTGTTTGATTTGAACCAGCCGCTGCTACAAAAACTGGATAGTATGTAGATCCCGTTGTGGTATTGGTAGCATTGATAGCGGTTGATGGCCCAGTTGGTCCTGATGGTCCAATGGGGCCTTGCGGGCCTTGTGGTCCTTGTGGTCCTCGTGGGCCTTGAGGACCTGTGTTGCCAATTGGACCAATAGGGCCTTGTGCTCCTTGTGCTCCTGTTGGTCCAATGGGTCCAATGGGACCTTGTGGTCCTTGTGGCCCCTGTGGTCCTGTGTTGCCAATTGGACCAATAGGGCCTTGTGCTCCTTGAGCACCAATTGGTCCAATGGGTCCAATGGGACCTTGTGGTCCTTGTGGCCCCTGTGGTCCTGTGTTGCCAATTGGACCAATAGGGC